CTATTTACAATGACATTGAAGGACAACCCTTTTTGCGTTTATATGGCAAATTTTCTAAACAGTCTATCCCCATTATGAAAGAATATATAAAAGGCTACACTTGTTTACCGGGTCCACTTCAAAAAATTATTCCTATGAATGCAGATAAAGGAATATATATGATTGCTTACAGTGATAATAATAATGCAATAGCATTAAAAAATAATTTAGAAAACACGGAAGAAAACCGAAACCTTTATTGCGAACTACTTGAAAAATCAATATGTATACCGAGTGGGTCTTTACATTTGTTAGCCATTAAAGATTATTACTGGCCAATAGGAACCCATTATTATAAACCACTAAATGAAAGACTTTATGAAGATAGAGATGAATTTATTGACATGGCCCAACATCCCGAAAAAGATATATTAGTAGTAGGTGAAGTTGTTAGTAAAAATCAAGGGTGGACAGAAGGCGCGTTACAAAGTGTGAAGTCTGTTTTAACAAAAAAATGGATTGTGTGTTAGTCTAAAGATAAAACGAAATAATATCCATGGTATCCAATAGAAGCAAACCCTAACATCATCAACAGTTCAAAATATAACCTTGCCGTTTTATCTCCATTGTAGCCAATGTATAATAACAATGGACCAACTAACAAAATATGAATCAAATTTACCCAGTATCCTTTTCCTTTGACAATTTTACTATAAAGCTTAAATGCATGGTACACAATGATTATTATTCCTAATCCGAGTAGAATTGGAAACATCATTTTTGGTACACTCGTGGTTTGTATACCTACGTATAAAAAGAGACCTCCAACTATTATCATGTGAAATAAATGAACGAGTGATTCTGTATTCATATAATTTAGTTATAAATTATTTTCTGAAAGCAATGTATAATGGAAAAAAAATGTTGTTTTAATTACCATAATAAAGAAATTGAGATACAAGGAAGTAACAAAATAGTTCGAACCGTATCTATCAAAAATGGTAGGGGGTATAAAAGTGTGACTAAATATTACAAGGGGAAAAAAACGGGTTTCTCAAAGATGCTAATTCATCGTTCTCATATTGTGTCTATAAAAAAAAAAGAGTTTGTGCCGGGGCTGTTTCTGGATTGTAAATGTAAATAAGTAGAAATTATATTTTGTGATGTTAGTGTATGTCTTGTTTAGGTTCTGATTATAACCCAAACCCACCAAATGTATGGGCTCGTTCAACCACCCCGCAAATAAATATGCCTTACAATGAATTCTTGATGCTTCGTAAAGTGAGTTCACTTAAACATTCTCAAAATTCGGGACGTCTAACAAAAAAACAAGAATATGCCAAAATTGCCACCAGTAGTTGGGTCAATAAAAAGACCGTGTGGACAAATGTTCCAAACGTATGCCCCGTGCAAACCAAATGTTTACCAGCCTCTTACTCGGGTGTTCCCGGAAAGGGGTTCCTCTGTTCCACTCAGTTAAAACCAACATTATTATACAGACGAAACACCACCTCTGCGGGAAATAATAGTTTCCCCTATGGATATAAATTTGTATAAACACATTTAGATAATATCATCTATACTAACAAAATGGGAAGAATTGTTAGCATTGATGTCGGAATTCGCAACTTGTCAATCTGTTTCTTTGATTCCTCATCCCCTTTTACTATTCTAAAATGGGACAATATTGACCTAACAGAAAAAGAAACAACATCTTGCTCGACTGTCGGGTGCAAAAAAGCCATCAAATATACCAAAAACGGACACTGTTGGTGTTTGGCGCACTCCAAAAAGCAACCCTTTATAGTCGCCCCAAAAGAGTTATCCAAACCAGCCATTACCAAAACAAAGGTGCCCGGATTGAAACTACTGATGGTGAAATATGGATTTAAGGAAGAAGATTGTCTAACACGTCTTCACATGACTAACAAATTGCAAGAATATGTAGAAACCAATTGTTTTGAAGTGAAAGGAAAGGTGAATGCGGTTCATTTGAATTTAGTAACTATTGGGCGTAATATTCAGCATAAATTGGATATTCTTTTTCAAGACCAACTAACAACCATTGATACAGTGATTATTGAAAACCAAATTGGCCCTCTTGCTGTGAAGATGAAAACAATTCAAGGGATGTTAGCTCAATACTTTATTATGAGAAATGAAAATATACAGATAGAATTTGTTAGTTCAGTGAATAAACTGAAAGGACTAACAAATGAAGGCGAGTTAGATTATAAAGGACGAAAAAAGGCGGGGATCCAATGTTGTCAAACTAAATTGGAAGAATATGGATTGTCTGGAGAATGGCTTTCCTTTTTTCAATCCCACAAGAAGAAGGATGATTTAGCAGATTGTTTTTTGCAAGGAGTATGGTATTTTAGTCAACTTTAGTTATCTCTATATATTATATAAATGGACAAATTGAATGTTGCCTCTATAAAAATTCCGTTTCAAAAATTGGATTATAATAGTGCATTAAGTTTTGAAATTTTTATCGATTTTTTATATTATCCAATAGGTGAGGCATCCAAATATGGATGGATGAATACTCCAGAAAACATTGCAAATTATAATGAGTTTTATTACGAGTATGTTAATTATGTATTTAGCCAAATTAAAGGTTTGAAAGCAAACCCCGGTCAAACTATGTTGGACGCATTCATTAAAGGGTTTAAAACTGTAATGTATTTTATTTCTAGTAACAAACAAGAATATTTAAAAAAATTAAATGATATTAAAGAAAGTTATGATGAACAATCCCCAGAAGTTTTAAAACAAAAAGCTGAAAAAGAAATGTATGAGAAGTTACAACAAACAGCTGAAGAAAAGAAGTTCCAAAAAGAAAACGAACAATTTGAAAAGAACTCACCTTATACAAACGTCCAGTCAACGATTGAACAGTCAGATACAATTTTAAATCCAGATATTGAATATTTTACGCTTGTTAGGCGATTCAAAAATGACGACCCCCCGCCAAGTTTTATGCCTCTTGGGAAATATTTAAATACATCTATAATTGAGAGTGGTGGGCATGGGCATGTTACTTCAACACGTAACTATTTTTTTAAAAACAATAAAAAAGGGTATGCCACATGGGAGTTATATGTACAAAAGGAGAATGTTGTAGCACCAGATAATGGTAATGATGTGAAACCAGATGTTGTGAAACCAGATGTTGTGAATCCAGATGGTGTGGGACCAGAAAATGTTGGAGGTAAGTACAAAAAACAAACTAAAAAGTCGAAAAAGTCAAAGAAGTCAAAAAAGAAGTCGAAAAAGTCAAAAAGAAATACAAGACTCAGAAAATAATTACAATAAAAGTTAATATGTTATGAAAAGTTGAATTAATCTTCATCTGAAGAAACTTCTGGTTCTTCTTTATCATCTATCATACCCGTCGTATACTTCTCAATATATCTGTATATTCGATTAATATCTAACTTCGAAATTTCGTTTGGTTCTAACATAGTGGCAATTTCTGCATCGGAGTATTGATTCTTTAAATTCAAAAAGAAAGAAAAGATATCCTTTTTATCCATCCCAAGTTGCAATGCCAGATTTTGAATAAAAATAACATTGTTGTATTCAGTTGAATATTTTGTTAGTACTTTTGTAAATCTAACCTCTGCCGGGTTATATTTACGGTGTTTAGGGAATGTATCATGATACATCTTATTAGTAGAAAATGTTTTCATCAATGAACTCATTTCATTAAATACCCAAATTTGGTTTTGAAATGTAATTCGGTCGATATAATCCGCAAAACATATCTTGTCCAATGCATTCGTATAAAAAGAAATTGAATCCGACTTTTTCATTTTACCTAATACATCGATGATATTTTCGTGCCAGAGCAATCCAATAATAGTGCGGTCCGTTTCACTCATCACAGTCAAATGTTCTGACAATGAATACGGCGAATTAATCATCTTTTTCACAATTTGTCGGGTGTCATCATTGTATGATTTGGTTTGAAATATATTTTGAATAATACTCACATTCAAGGTTTCTTCTTTCTTTCTGTATATCTGATGAAGAGTATTTATCTTTCTTAAATCGCCTTGAATGTATTGTATTATATTTGGTATTAAAGATGGCGAAACTGTGGGCAATATACAATCAATGATTTTATTGATTTGGATGTTAGTTGGTTTTTTTAATTCTACGACATTACATACTTTGATAAGTTCTTTAATTTTCTTGTCTACATGATAGTTCCCAATACATATGATGGGGTTCAATGAAATGTCTTCTAGACGTTGCTTTTTGGTCTTCTTGGGTCGAATGACTTTAATTAATGCATTGATTCCCCCTTTGTCGCCATTGTTCATTCCATCAATCTCATCCATAATGATGACAATCTTTTGTGGGGTCTTATTGAATAAACTCATAATATTTGTGTCTGACATATTGTGCTTGGTAATCGTGTCAATAATAGATTTATTTCGGACATCGCCCGCATCATATTTTATTATATCATAGTTAAGCTCTTTCAAAATGTTAGTTACAAAAGTGGTTTTTCCCGTACCGGGATCACCATAGAGATAGATGCCTTTCTTTGTTAAAAGGTTTGATTTATTTTCCTCGTATTCTTTTAAAAACGATTTTATTTTTAAAACATCTTCTTCTCTTCCCAAAATATGATTTAAATTTAATTTTTCCATTTATTATTGTTATAGATGGTTATTTATATCCATTTGCCAAATAATCATTTGTCTGCCAAAT